AAGAAATGTACGAAGGAGAACCCGGCGAGCGGCCAGATCTGCTTGGTTCAAATGTCATGGGATTGCTCAAGCGAGAATTGATTGGCACTCAGAAGCGGATAAAGGAACTAGAGGCTGAGAACGACGCAATGCGAGAGGACTTACTCCTCTGGAGCGAGCAGGAGGCCGAGCTGTGAAGTATCAACCGCCACAGCCGCAGTCCTATTCCGCCGAGACTGCCGCGTTGATAACTCAACTCAAAGACCGCATCAAGCGTCTGGAAGACCGCATCCACCGAGCGTCAATGGCGTTCTTCCGAGACGGCTCAGACGGTCAGGTTGCAAGCGGTATGCTGACGATTCTAGAGGAGGAGAGGGGGAATCAATGAAACTCATAACCCGATCGATTAAGTGGTCAGTCGTGCCAGACGGAAGTCCACTCTTTGCAGAGACAGCAACCGAAATCGAAATAGTCGATGAATCCGCAGGAGAGTTCGTAGAAATATCTCAAAGCATGGAAGGCTATGGGAAGATCGGAATCAATCCATCTGATTGGCCGACGCTTCGAGCCGCAATCGACGCAGCAATGAAGCAGTGTAAGGAGCAAAAACCATGAAAACCAAAAACAAGAAGACAGTCATCACCATCGATTCCGGTCTGCATGAAGAGATTCGCAAGTACTGCGAAGATAACGGAATCAAAATCGGCTTTCTCGCTACCCAGGCGTTGCGAAAGATGATCGATGGAAAGCGTGTCACGCAAGAACCACGCACTTCATCGGCATCTAACGCTTGACGGCGAAGCCTCCCGTGTGGGCGGCACAATACCCTTCGCTCGCTATGAAGCAGTGGGCGGAGGGGCAAATTTCCTAAAACTATGAATCTGAGAGACTACCAAAAGAAAGCAGTGGAGTGGGCCAAAACTAACGACGGCCTGATCATCGCACCGGCTGGCAGCGGCAAGACATGGATTGCCGCGAGTATCATCAAGCATTACCACGAATTATATCCTAACATGTGGTTTGGCTGGCTTGCTCCAACACGCGAGACATGCCAGCAAGCGCGCACATCGTTGAGAGTCGCGGGAATTGCAGACAGCATCGTAGACGTTTGTTGTCCGCATGAGTCGGTAGACTTCAGCGAGAAGAACCTTCTTATAGTGGACGAAGCGAAGCACAGCCCTGCCGCTGGATGGCGTCGCATCATCGGGTCCTGTAACGGGCTGCACTACGGATTCGACGCTACGCCGTGGGGCGACGATCCAGACCGGAACACGGTGACACGAAAGCTTTTCTACAACCGCACCTACGAAATCAAGCGAAGCGACATCGGCGATTCATTGGCCGACGCTTACCTCCACCTCTCCGACGCCACCGATCTAAACCTCAAGCAGAAGATCGACGACAACATCGACCGGCTGTTTGTAACAAGACGGCGGTACATGCGGATAAGTGACGACGAATTAAAACGCATGTGCGCCTGGGAATCGCTAGTGGACATCGGCATCTGCCAGAATGATGCGCGCAATCAGTACGCCATCGACTACGCGATTGAACACCTCGACATGCAGACGCTGATCCTCATCCCGCGCATCACGCTTGGTGAGGAATACGAAGCTGCCATTCCACGTTCGCTCCTCGTCCATTCGAAGATCGGCAAGAAGCAGCGCAAGGCAGCGATGGACGAATTCAAGAGCGGACAACTCAAAACCATGATAGCCACATCATTGGCCGACGAAGGATTGGATCTGCCCAACGTCGAGCTGCTCATCATGGTCAGCGGGGGGCGGTCGTCGCAGAAGACGATCCAGCGAGCGAGTCGTGCATTGCGCAAAACAGAAACCAAGAACTGCGCGACAATCGTGGACTTTTCTGACAAGTTCCACCCCATCGGCTCGTTCCACGCAAAAAAGCGTATGACGTGCTACCGACAACTCGGTTGTATTTTCCAATGAGTGCATCAAATACGACAGTAAATGAAACAGCCACGCCCACAGAGAACGTAGTTCTTTTGATCGGTGAAATGCGCGGCGTCAGCCGACAGACAGAAACCAAGAGCGGAGCATTGATGGTCCGACGGGTCATCTCAATCGCTCGGCATTGGACGGATGCAGATGGCCGATTCCACGAAGACTTCGATGAGTTCGAGTTGTCATCGTGGGGACAAGTGGCTGAGAAGATCATGGAAGTCGCCAATGGCGCGCTGGTGCGTGTCAAAGGCCGAGTGAAGGTCGAGAAATGGAGCGAGGACGGAGCAACAAAATCAGCGGTTCGAATCGCAGCGGAACAAGTAACAATCCTGTGCTATTAACAACATGAAAACAAATACTTACGTCCCATTGAACGGACACATTCCGAATGCAGTAGTTGAGGAGGTTTTGCAAGACCTTAAGACCGGAAAGACATATCGACAAATTGTTGAAGACTACGCGGTAAGCCTTGGATGGATTTCGAAGGTGAAGCGCGGTCAGATCAGGAGGAATCAATGAGAATCCTAAATCTAGGCGGTGGCGTTCAATCAACGACGCTCTATCTGATGGCTCTCCGTGGTGAAATCGCTCCTATTGATTGCGCTATTTTCGCAGACCTTGGTGAGGAGCCGAAGTCTGTCTACTCCCACATGGAATGGCTAAAGAGTCTTGGTGGGCCAACCATCCACGTTGTCTCTGCTGGTATTCTTGGCAATGACCTGATGCAGGGAAACAATTCAACGGGACAGCGTTTTGCGTCAATACCCGCATTCACCGCTCAGAACGAAGGCCAGAGGAGTGGTATCATGCGCCGTCAATGCACCAGCGAATACAAGATTCTTCCAATCGAACGGTTTATCCGCAGAACGCTTCTCGGACTTGAAAAGGGCCAGCGCATCAAAACCAAGCTGACCCAGCTTTTTGGAATCAGCTTGGATGAAGCTGGTCGAGCCACTCGCATAAAAGCCAACAGTCCGCATTGGTCAGAACCAGAGTTTCCGCTCTGCGACAAGATGATGACCCGAGCTGACTGCGTGAAGTGGCTTGAGACTTTCGGAATACCTCACACGGTTCCAAGATCCGCTTGCGTGTTCTGTCCATACAAGTCGAACCATGAATGGCTTCTGTTGCGTGAGACTGATCCAGAAGGATGGGCTAGGGCTGTGGAAATCGACGATGCGCTTCGTGTTGAAGGAACGGTTATGAACCGAAAATTGGATGAAAAACTTTACCTCCACAAGTCATGCAGACCCTTAAAAGAGGTTCATTTGACCGATGGAGAACGTGGTCAGTCAGCATTTAGTTTTGAATGTGAAGGAGGATGTGCGTTATGAAAACAAATCAATCAATCGTAGCGGTAGATCCTGGTGTTGGCGGCGGATTAGCCGTGAACACGAATCATGGCATTTTCCTTTTCTCGATGCCTGAGTCATTGCCCGACATGGCCAAACTACTAATGGAGTTCAAATTAGCAGATAGCCATCTCTGGGTCGAGAAAGTGCCAAAGTTCGTGAGCAAGCTCACATCGTCCGCGAGCATGGCGACACTCCATGAGAACTACGGCATCATTCAGGGTCTTGGCTACGCACAAGGCTACGCGCTGCATCGAGTCGAGCCGAAGGTCTGGCAAGAACCGCTTGGTTTAGGCGGACGCAAATCATGCGAAACAGGACCAGAATGGAAGCGTAAGCTGAGGTCTAAGGCGCAAGAACTCTATCCGAACCTCGAAATCACCCTGAGCAACTGTGATGCGCTTTTGATCCTTCACTATGCCCTAGGAGGCGGAAGGTAATTCACCGATGAATTCTTCGATAACCGCACTTCCAAACATGCTCTGAAACGATGCGCGAGATTCGAATTATCTCCTCCTCTTCGTACTCAGGTTTAGCCAAGTGAAGCAACTCATGGATCAGCGTATCGATCCGTTCCTTTTCAGATTGCCGAGGATCTATCTCGATCAGGTTCTCGCCTTGAAAAGCCTGACCATAAGCCTTTATCCGACCTAGCCTTTTTTCGACGACTTTGATCCTCATGGCGTTTCAATCGTCGTCATCATCAAACACCAAATGCCAGACTAAAAATGAGCGAACCAACCAAACTGTTAGCAGAAGAAACCGACATCGCAACGCTGCGGAATGCCATCGAAGAATACCAATTCTTGGCCAAGGTTCTCTTCAAGACTGTCGGCTGCAATTGCGGCGGGGGGGAAGACCTCTGTTACCACTGCGGCCAAGCTGAGCAACAATACAAACACATAACCGAGATATACAAATGACCAACCTCAATAAACCCGCAACGATCCGTGTGGCAGATGCCGATGAAACACCAATCCGAATCGACTTCGATTACTTCGATCAGAAGTACAAGGAATGGCTTATTCGCCGTGGATTCGGCGATGAAATCGGCGGCGCATTCGGAATGAAACGACCCAATAAACGACGCGGCAAACGGACTCTACCCGATGAACTCTGAAATTACGCGACAACAGTTGTTGAAGGAAGCCCCTCAGTTGATTGAATATGCCATCCTCCGTGGATGGATGAGCAAGCCGAAGCCTCAGCGAAACCCAGACGGTGTCTGGCATGCGAGCGGTTCCGGTCATCTCGACAACGCTTCCGAAGATGAAATACAAGAACTTAGGAAACAGCTCGGTGCAGGTTGAACTCCTCTCCGACGACGTAGAGATACGGATCGGAGAAACCAAGTGGTCGGGAGTTGTCTACATGCGGGAAGGCAAACGTAAGCTCTACGTTCGAACGAAGGCTGAATTCAATGCCAAGTTCGTCCTGCTAGATGCGAAGCCCTAAACATTACATCGCCGCACAAGAGCAGCTCTTTGCGAAGTTCAAGTCTCGCTCCATACCCATTCAACAATGGAGCAAGTACCTAATGACTCCCAAAGAGCTTGCTCTCCTTTTTCAGAAGCTAGAGAAATCAAATTCTGTTCTTCAGGAGATAGCCACGACTGACCTTGGCAAGTCTGGAGAACTCGCGAGAAAACAACTTGGAATCGAATGAGCAATTCAAATATCGACCGTGCAAGAGCATGGCTTCGCAACACCCCGGGTGCCGTCAGCGGCCAGGGCGGTCATAACGCAACCTTCGCAGTAGCCACCGCTCTAGTGCATGGCTTTGAGCTGTCCCGAGGATCTGCCGAAGATCTGCTCGCCGAATACAATGCGAAGTGCGTTCCGCCATGGAAGACCAACGAATTGGCCCACAAGGTGAATCAAGCGATGAATGTAGCGCACGACAAGCCGAAGGGATGGCTTCTCTCCGCACAGAGCGGAACGCCCGTATCAACGACCGGCAAGTTCGTCGTTCAGAAGATCCAGTCAGTACCTGAGCCGCCAGCGCCGCTCACCACAAGCGATTTCCTGAAAGCCTGCTTCGAGCCGGATGAGATTGTCTGCATCTGTAACGACATCATCTGCGATGAGGAAGGTAAGGGTAGGCCAGCTTCCAAGGGTACATTCCTCAAGCGCGACGAATGGATTGAGAAGCATTTCACGCCGCCCATCAGTTCCATGTGGAACGGTCCTGACAGCCGTGGCGCGTATGTCCGAGTCAACCCGTGCCTCGACGAAACCGGATCGGATTCAGGCGTATCAGCATTCCGCCATGTCCTAGTCGAGATGGATGAGAAGACGAAGGACGAGCAATGGACGATCCTAAAGGATTCGAAGCTGCCGCTCTCTGTCGTCATTGATTCAGGCGGCAAGAGTTTGCACGGCTGGGTCAGAGTCGAAGCGGCGAACAAGGAGGAATGGAGCGAGCGGCGCGACGTTGTTTATCGTCATCTCGAAGCTCTCGGCATCGATCCGAAGAACAAGAACGCGAGCAGGTTCAGCCGGTTAGCCGGTGTGATGCGCGATGGCAAGGAGCAGAAGCTGTTGGCCATCAATGTAGGTGTCGTGAACTGGGATGCGTTCACGGACTATCTGGAGTCCCAGGACATGCCTCAGGAGTTCACGCTCCAGAGCATCATCGATTACGATCCTGAGAACGACCCGGACAACCTGATTGGCGACAGATGGATTCGGCGCGGTTCATCGGTTCTCTTTGTCGGGCAAAGCGGATGCGGCAAAAGCTCGATGGCGTTCTACCAAGGACTGAGGTGGGCCATTGGCTCGGATTGGTTCGGATGTCAGCCGGTACGACCGCTCAAGGTGGCCTACGTTCAAGCTGAGAACGACATTGCCGATCAGCATGATGCACTTAAGGGAGCCGCGCAGATGGTCTTCGGAAGCGATTGGCAGAATGGATTGCGTCGTGCGGACATGCTGTTCTTTCGCGAGGCAGTTCGTACTGGGTCAGACTTCACGCAAATGCTGCGTCGCCTAATTCGCAAGACGAAGGTGGACATCGTCTACATCGATCCGCTGCTCTCGTACATCGGCGGCAATCCATCGGATATCGAGGTATGCGCCAATTTCACGCGTCACCTGCTCCAGCCGATTATGATCGAGACGGGAGTCGTCATCGTGCTGGTGCATCACTTCCCAAAACCAAAGGGCAAGGACGACAAACCTGAGAGCGTGGCAGATATGGCCTACTCAGGCTTCGGATCGTCGGACCTGACGAACTGGGCAAGAGAGGTAATCGTGATGAAGGAGATAGGATTCAATCAACCGAGACGCTTCATGCTCGGAATGGCGAAGCGGGGAGATAGGTCAGGCTTGCAGGATAAGGAACAGAAGAAAGCAGGATCGATCATCATCCAGCGCGGCGTCGGTACGATATCATGGGATTACGCACCGCCCGAACAGTTCGTCGTCGATAAGTCCACAGCGAAGAAGCCGTGGGGCGGACGGCCTAAGCGTTAGCCCTCCTTCATTGCGCGACGCCGACCCTTGGCGGCTAATGACTGAAATTTTTCCTTGGAAAGTTTTTTGCGTCCAATATAGGCCGCAAGAGCCTTCGGATCTTTCACGCCCTTGCTCTCAAGACTGCTAACGAGCTTCTCGTACCGTCCGCCACCACCAAGTTTCATCTTGTCCATAATATGTAGAATGAGTTGTTACTGACGAAATCACCAAGCTTTGCAGGAGTGATACCTCGGCGTCGTCTTGTCCGTCGCCGTATCGCAGTTATGCCGCGCACGGAAGTTCTTGCGACGCTCAGGATTCGACTTCTTGATCGTCATGTTTGCGTCGCCGAACCGAACTTTGATGACGTTTCCGCTGTCGTTCTTGACGTAGACAGCACTCTTCTTCCGCTCACCTGGAGTGTAGAACGGCTTGTTGAGCGTCACCTTCTTGCCCTGATAGGTATTACCTTTCTTAGAGAGGGAGGTTTTCATTAGAAACGAGGGCGAGGAGGGACGCCAATGGTGTCGTCAAACACGCCGCGCTTGTCCTCTGGAAGGCTATCCCTAGCCTCTTCAGACTTTTTGCTGAGATTGTCCCATTCTCGGTTGAACTGAAGCAGCGACATGTTCGAAGCCTTTGCCAACGCTTCTGCCTGCGGGAGTGTCAGGTTCGGCTTAAGGTTGGCGAAGGTTTGCGGCAAACGAACTGCTCCGCTCAAAAAGTTTTGAACAGTGGGGCTTCCAACCAGCGCATCAACAACCCATCTAGCGCGAGTCGCTCTCATTACAGAGTTGGCCAACTGATCAGGCTGAAGTCGGCCACCTTGAGCCGTGAGGTTCCTGGCACGATTCCAAGCCATGTAGTCATTGATCATGTTGAAGTCGTTAGGCTCCAACACATCGCGAATGATCTGCATGCGATTCGGATCTTGAACAATGTCGTCAAGACTTTGGATTCCGCGCCTGACATTTGCAGGTCCGGTTTCCGAAACGTGATTCAGAACAGCAATCGCCGCGTTGGCTCTCACGGCATCGCGAGTTGCAGGATTGAGCTGGTTCAATGCATTCTGGACAACTTGTGGATTTTCAGACCTGAACACAAAATCCCTGACAAACTGAGAAGGATCAGTGTCAGGATTCAGTTGATTTCTTTGAACACGCCGAGTTGTCGTGTTAAAAAACTCTTCAGCCCTATCTCTAGCCTGTCTTGCAAGGTTTGCAACGGTGTTCCGAAGGGTCGGAGATGCGATGGTTCCAAGGTTATCCGTGATTTCAGTCAACGCCTGAGGGCTGATTCCAGCCGCAACCGGAATCGACATTCCGACGTTTTGAGTGCGTACTGCATCGTTCAGAATCGATTGCAACCTGTTTGCATTCGCCTCGTTTCCGGCGACGATATTTCTAACACCCTGAGGAAGCTCTCTAAAATTGTTTGCAAAAGAAGACAGGTTTTCGGTTGGAACACCTCCGATATCAACGGTTCCAGTGCCTCTCAGTGAATCGACAAAACCTCTGCGAATTTGATCGAACTGAATTCTACCCTGAGGATTCGTTGTCAGAAGGTTTCGAACGGATTCAAAACCAGCAGGAGAACTTGCTAGGTCGGAAAAGAATTGTTCTGTGTTTTGATATCCACCCTCTGCGGCAGGAATGGAAGCCCTTCTGATGATCTGGTTGTCTTGAAGAAGATTGAACCGATTTTCAGCAGCCTGTTGAGCTGCAACAACTTCGTTTTTAATTCCAAGTCTACGAGCGGACGCAAGCTCTTCCTGCTTTAGTGCAGCGCGAAGTCTTCGAAGTTGGTTCTGAGCAACACCGGGGGCAAATTCTTGAAATTGGTGAATGAGTCCATCGACAGATTGGCGCAATCCAACAATCTGCTCAAATGTTTGTGGGCTTCTGGCTACGTCAAGCAGCGCTCTCGCCCTTGAAGATGCTTCATTAAAAAACTGAGAAGGAATTCGCTCAACGGTAACAGTTGGAGTGCCTCCAATAATTGGAGACGGAGTAACGGTTCTAACCTCTTGGGTTGCCAAAGTTCCAAGCACTTCGTCGATTGTATCTGGAAGGTTTTGACTTGGAGTAACCGGGGTTTCCGCTTGCCCACCTAACCTAGTTGTTCGAGCTGTTCTTGCCGTATTGTAAGCATCGTCAACAATCCCGCTCAGCCGCTGATCCTCCCCCCTAATAAAATCGACAGAATTGTTGGCGGCATCTTGAAGTGATGCAGCTCTCGGAGAGCGAGGAAGAATGCTTCCAATGACGCCTTCAACTTCCCCAACAGCCTGACCACCTGCACCGGCAGCACTTCCACGCAAAGCCTGTCGAGATGCAGCTTCAGCACCAAGAACCTCTTGTTGAGCCACCTGAGCCGCTCCTCGATCTTGCTGCGCCTGAATTCCAAGCTGACCGCGAATGCGTTCTGGAAGAGCTTGCTGGGCGGCAAGGCCACTTGAGCCAGGGCCAAAAGTTCCTGGTACGTTTCTTCCTGTTTGTTGCGTAGCGGTCAGCGGTGCGGTTCCAGCTCCAAGCGTTTCTTCAAGACGTTGGCCAGCTTGACGACCTTGTTGTGCGATTTGCTCTTCCGTGGTCAACTGTCGAGCAGGTCGAGCAAGCGCACCTGTTGCACCTCCGGTTGTAAAACCAAAAATAGCTGGAAGAGAAATCTCGCTGCCAATTTCTTCAAGCGTAGGAAGCCTTCCTTGATCTATGTACTTCTGAAGAATTTCTCCAAATGCAGCGGTTGCAGCATTAACCCCAGCTTGAGCTGAACCTTGAAAAATCCAGGCACCCAGAGGGCCGCCAGTTCCTTGAAACGGACGAAAAACAGGAGTTGCAGAAACGACCCCACCTTTTAATAGCTGACCTTCAGAAAAATCTTTTCTTTGCCCAGCAAGATACTCTCCAGTCTGGCCAAGAACTTCACCAAGGGTTCCCGCACCACCCATAGCCATTGATGCTGGAATAAGCCCAGCTCCACCAGTCATTGCTCCGGCGGCAACAATGGGTGCAATTCTGGCGGTCGTAATAGCTGCCTGAATAGCCGCTTCTTTAGCTCTTTTCTTTTCCTCTTCCGAGGTTGCTGCACTAGGCGGAGCGGTCATCACGCCGGGACGCTGGAAGTATGGCGTTACATATTGGCTAGCCTCCCCTTGGATAGCTTTCTGCTCGCCGATTTTTCCAGCGTCATTGACAGCCGCCTGAAGCTGTTGCGGAGAGCCAGCTTGAAACATGCTCGCGTAAGGATCAGGACCAGTCCGTTGTGGGGCCTGATACTGCGCGGACATCGCGGAAGCAGTATCTGGAGCTTTAGGTTGCCCTCGTTCAGAAATGATCCGTTTTGCGGCAGATTGAATGACTTCATTTGAAGTCCCATCAGGAAAGTTAAGGATTCCAATACCTTCGATTTCAGCTTCGATTGGCATAATTTATTGAATGATGTTTCCCTGAGCGTCTAAGCGAATTCTGGTCGTAGAAACAGCAGCGGAAGGTTGTTCAAATCCAAACTTCTGCCTAGCACCCTCAAGGTACCGCTTCTTGATATCGTAAGGAATGTCAGGTGAAAATCGATAATCCCAAATGCTGTTTTCCGCTCCAGATCGCAGGTTGTCTTTGAAAGACGAAATAACCTGAATGTAATCGTTGCGAGCAGGGGTGCTTACAACTTTTTTAAGATTATCTGTTTCGGACGGAGTAAGAGTGGCTCCGTATTTGTTGTTTTGATAGTCAATAACAACTAATTTTATTTTGCCGTGAATATCTCTTGCGTCTTTTTGCTCTTGAGACGTAAGCCCTTTGAATATTCCTTTTAGGTCAAAAATCGGGCTATCAAGAGGGCCAACATATTCAGAAAATGACCCTTTGCCGTATTTGCTTTCAAACGCATTGAGTTTTTTGAAAACATCGTCCAACTCTACCACGGCCCTGTTTGCTGCGGTTGTAGCCTTTGAGACATCAGCGGGAACTTTCCCTTGATTTGGCCCACCAAGGAACACCCTCGCGTTGATTTCGTCTTCGTCGGTCTGAACTATCTTCTGCTTTTTAAGACCTTCCAAAACCTGATTTACGCGTTGAGCGACAACGCCACCCTCAGTTCTGGCAGTCGGCAAAAGCTGATCATACAACTGCTGAGTAATTTCACCAGAATCAAGAAGATCCTTAAGACCTTCCTTTGTATTTCTCTGGCCAGCAAGTCCGATGGCCGTGAGCTTTTTCATTCTTGCTTGCTCTTCCCTTAATGGAGCAGCCGCATCAAAAATTGCTTTTCTAAACTCAGGGTTTATCTTGCGAGTTTCTGGATCAAGTCCTCCGTTATACTGTAAAACTACATTGCCTTTTCCGTTTTCAGTAAGAAAGTTGATTTCTTTATTTAATGCCGCCGTTTCACTCGTAAGTGCTTTTTCATAAATAAAACGATTCTGCGCCATCGGCAACGACTGAAGAACTGGCCCACTCATGTCGCCAAGCATCTTCAAGCCAGTCGCACTCTGAAGATCGGAAGGAGGTGCTGGAAACGGCTGAGTCGGATCGCCTTTTGCGTTCCATTGAACGTACGCAGACTGCCAAGCCTGAATTTTTGGAAGATCGACAGCAAACTTTGCCTGATCATCCATGCTTCTACCAAGATTGTAGGAAGCGGTCTTATTCTGGATGTCATAATGCTCCCTCTGCATGACTTGTTGAGCAGTCTGCACCTGCAACTGCTCCATCATCCGCTTCTGCGTCTGTGCGCGGTCAACCAGCGATGCGCCTAGCTGAGCAGCCTGCATCTGCATCTGCTCCATCATCCGCTTCTGCGTCTGTGCGCGGTCAACCAGCGATGCGCCT